ATTTGAGTTGGAGATAGTTGATAAAGCGAGAGAGATTGTGGCAAAGCTTGACGAGAATGATGCTTCTGGGCTAAGGAGCATGGCTGGAGTGTTTAAAGACTTAGCGAAGAATATACAGAGTATGGGCACTTCTCTTTCAATGGGCAAGGACGAGGCGTCCGGCCTACCTACTTTAATAGTGCGAGATTTGAGTGGTACATGATGTGGGGATCCTTGGCATTTTATTACTCTTTTTTGTCAAGAGAACCTGGTCGCGGGTTACCTCGTCTTCACCCGCGACCAAACCAACTTTTAATACTCACTAACAAGGATAACATATGAAGTTCCTCGTTAAGACAAGATCACAAGGAATAACACTTGGAGAATATATCAAGTGTAAAGACCGAGTGACCATCATTACAGGTCCACTTGGTTCTGGCAAGACATTTGCCTCCTGTGAGAGAATCTTAATGCATATGAAGGAACAACGGCCAAATCAACGAGGGATACGTAAGTCACGTTGGTACGCTGTGCGTAATACGTATGGTGAACTATTTAGTACTACAATTAAAGACTGGCTAGATCTTTTCGAGGACCTAGGTCACTTTAGTAAAGGCTCTGGTGTGCAACCACCCGCCCACCATTTAAAGTTTAAGCTGCCTGACAAGACAATAGTAGATGCAGAACTAGTGTTCATAGCACTTGATAAGCCACAAGCTGTGAAGAAACTTAGGGGTGCACAATTAACAGGCGTATGGTTTAATGAAATAAAAGAGATAGTGAAAGCTGTTGTAGATATGGCTGACTTCAGGATCGGTCGCTATCCAAGCGCCATGGATGGTGGCCCATCTTGGTATGGTATGATTGGAGATACTAATCAGTGTGATAATGACCATTGGCTATACGTCTTAGCAGAAGTCACTAGGCCAGAAGGATGGACCTTTCTGACCCAACCAGGTGGATTAATAAAGAATCATGAGACAACAGAATGGGAGCCTAACCCACTAGCTGAGAATTTAAACAACTTACCTCTTGGGTATTACGTTCGTGGAAAAGAAGGTAAGGCAGAATCATGGATCAGTGTCAACCTAGGTAATAACTATGGCAGCGTTGAAGAAGGGAAAGCAGTTTACGCCGAGCAATGGCATGAAGACATACACCTCAATAAGCACATAGTGTTAGATCCAGATGAGCCTTTAATAATAGGCATGGACTTTGGCTTGACACCTTCAGCAATCATCACACAGCCTACAGCACGAGGTGGCATAAACTTTTTAACTGAGATCGTGTCTTTTGGAATGGGTGTTAAGCAATTTACAGATGAGTTACTACTGCCGAAGTTAAGCAGAGAATTTCAAGGCTTAGAAACAATATTTATTGGTGATCCTGCTGGTAATCAAAGAGCGCAAACAGATGAAGAAACAGTGTTCAAGACACTAGATGACTTAGGTATTATGTGTGAACCAGCAAGTACAAATGTGATTGAGCCAAGACTCGAGAGCGTACGACACTTTCTGGGTGGATTAAGAGACGGGAAACCTGCTTTTCAAATGCATCCAGACTGTGCAATGTCGCGCAAGGGTATGAATGGAGGCTACAAGTTTAGACGTCTGCAAGTAGTAGGCGAAGAAAGATTCACCGAAGTACCAGCTAAGAATAAATACTCTCACGTGCATGATGCTATACAGTACGTGTGTTTATACTATAAAGGTTTATTAGGTTACACAAAAGAAAAAGTCGAGGCTGTAGATGTCTACATCGCTCGATACAACCAACAACGGATAGCAATGTAGGAGACGAGGCACTATGATGTATTACGCAAGGACGCTTAATGGTGACGAATTAACCTTAAGCAAAGTAGATTATGACCAAGTCAAGCGAATGTTTGAACGAGGCCTAGAGCGAGCAACTAAGTTAACAAATGGTGATATGATTAAGACAGACGCCATTTACTATCTGGGTGCAAAAGAAGGCGAAGACAAGGACGTCACTGAAGATATAGCTACCATTATGGATACAGCTGCTAAAGATGCAATCAAGACTATCCAAGATGCAGAGGAAAAAGCAGAGAAAATCATTACAGCAGCCCAAAAAGAAGAAAAAGCTATAGCTGCTAGAACAAGAGCGGCATCAATTAAACAAAAACCAGGTAAAGCTAAAGAAAATTCCCTGGGTACGATCGCACCTAAAAAATAAGGTAAGCACTGATGGTAGCGTCATATAATTATTACGACAAATTTTCAGAGCTAGCAGATGAAGATAAGCTGTTACGTGTACAAGAGATGCGTGACGAATCTTGGTACAGTAACTTAGACTGGCTAGAGGCTGCTGAAAAGGCTCATAAATTTAAAGCCGGTGAGCAGTGGACAGATGACGAAAAGTTAAAACTGCAGATGCAAGGTAGGGAAGCATACGTGTGGAATTACATTCATGCTATGGTTGAGCTACTTAATGGCACTTTGGCGCAAAATCCAATTAGAATTTACCCATATCCAGTAGAAACAGGTGATGCTTTTTTGTGTCAGATTCTAGAAGATATTGTCACTTGGATAGACGTAAATCAATTAGACGCAGATGCAGAGCATGCAGCGATGTTTGAGAATGCTATAATAACTGGTATTGGAGATGTCATAGTAGATGTAGGACCAAATCCTGAGAACCCAGAAGAATTAGTGTTCTACGAACGCGCGTTGGACTCATACGAAGTTTTAGTAGATCCTAGGTATAAGAAAGCTAACTTGGATGACGCGCGTTACGCCTTATACGAAAGGTGGATAACAGCTGAAGATTTTAAAGTCAGATACCCCAATCATGTAAAAGAGATGGAAGAGATCTTTTCTAGTGGGTCATCAGGACTTAATAATGCGTTAGAGCGCACGGCTACTACACAGCTTGACTACACCGATCAGTCAATGTTTGAGTTCTATGACTCGCAGAACAAAAGAATACTTGTCACGCACTTTGAGTACCGAGAAGCTTATCAACGATACTACTATATAGATGACCAGGGAAAGTCTCAAGAGATAACAAAAGAAGACGTTAAAGCAGCAAGGCAACTTCCCGGACAAATCGTAGAACTTTATGATACAAAAGTCCACTGGATGCATTACATCAATGACAAGATCTTGTGGGAAGGTGAAGCTCCAGTCTATAAGAAAGACTTTTCTTTATGTCGATTGTCAGCGTATACCGACAAGTCTAAGCGCATACACACTTGGTATGGTATAGTTAAGCTTTTAATTGATCCGCAAGTTGAGTGTAATAAACGCTGGATGCATACACTTAAGCTTTTAAGTAGCCAAGGCGTTGGGGTTATGGCTGAGATTGATGCATTTCACGATTTAGTTCAAGCACAGGACTCATGGTCCGATCCAGACGCTATAACTTTCCTGGCTAAAGGTGGTGCAAATAAGATAAAAGAGAAGGCCGTACCTACTTTTCCAGACGCTACAATGAAGCTTGAAGAGCTGAATAAAGAAGCAATGAAACATATTTCAGGTATTAATCCTGATTTAATGGGTATTGCACAGCAACGTAGAGAGCCTGGCATTAACTTGCGTATGAGACAAAAACAAAGTCTCACGATGCTATCTAAGCTATTTGAGAATTACAAAGGCACTTTAAAAGAAATTTATAAGCGCAAGTTAGAAATAATTATACGCTACATGCCTGATACACAGATTCGTAAGATTTTAGGCGAGACTGAGAAGTACACATTTAAACAAGGCTATGTTATTGACCAAAAACGTGGTTTAGTAGCACCTATAAGACAAGTTCGTGATCTTGAATACAATCTCCGCATAGAAGACGCACCTGGCGGTATGAATAAGATGATGGCTGAGTTTACGGTATTCATGGAGATGCTAGAAAAAGGCTTTCCAACCGATCCAAATGTGATTATTGATAAACTAGATATTTCACCTATTGAAAAAGCAGACTGGAAAGCTTATATAGCACAGCAGACCGCGTCTAAACAAGAAGCACAGAAGATTGAATTTAGCTTGCAACAAGCAAAAATAAAATCAAACGATAAAACACAAGCTGACAAAAATGCAATAGAGACTAAAAAGTTGCAACTAATTGAACAAGGCAAGCTAGCAGATGTACAAGTTAAGACGAAAACAGAAGATGCAAAAATAAGACAAAGCGACACAGAATCTAAACGTGATTTTGCAGCACGACTTGCAGAAATGGATGCTGAAAAAATGCGTGATATGACAGAGATAATAAAGTTTGTTTCTCAAGAACAATTAAAAACTATGACGCCGGTAGATACTTCGGGCGGAACATCTACGCAACCACCAGCGGTTAACGGTGGAAAGGAATAAATCATGACTATAGAAGACGAAGCTTTGACAGAAAAAGACTTAGAAACCGACATGGAAACCGGGGAAGAGTCTGAAGAGGAATCACTTGATGCTAACGTAACGGGAGAAAAAGACGATCAAACAGCGTCTCCGGCTGACGATGCTAAAGATGATTTAAACACCAGATTAGTGGAACTTGAAGCCAGTAATAAAGGTTTACTTAAAACTATTACTGCACAACGTAGCATAAAAACTGATTTGCAAGCGCAATTAGACGGTATTAAGCAAGCATTAGATGACAAACGCAATACTGCGGCTGTTGATGACATAGTTAGTGCCTCCACCATACCAATTGACTTTGACGCAGATGGAAACCCATACTTGGATCCAGCAAACCTTGCAAATGTTGGCTCAGCCGAGATTGTAAAATTAAAAGCTGAGATATCAACGTTGAAACAAGAGACCAACAATCTAATAAATACAACCAATGATGAACAGTATTTGAATAATCTGTTATCAGAGAAAGAAGGCTATCCACAGGCTTATATAGATGTAAGCGCAGCATGGGAATACTTGAGAGATGAAGCGTTTGACCCGTACTTAGTCAAACAAGGACTTGAGCGACCACAAACTGCTGACGCGGCAATCGATATAGCTATGGAAGCAACAGAGATAACAACAGCCTTCTCTAAGAAGTTCCCTAATCTGGATATGGAAAGCGTGCTCGAAGCCCATCTAATAGGAACTCCACGTTATCAAAGGAAAGCACTCGATAGCGCTATAGCAGATATAGGAAATACTAACGAACAACTAAACTTAAATAGACCTGCTTCTCTGGCTAACGCCAATACATCAGGCGGAGATAATACTGAAAGCTTATTGAGTAGAGTAGCTGGTATGTCTAATGAAGAGTACGCGTCATTAGATCCAAAAACAATGAAAAAAATCGATAGCCTACTTGAGGCTCACGGTTAAAATTTTATAAGGAACAACTATAATGGCTGAGACAGCTTTTGGAACAGGCTCGGATCAAACAGTAAAGATCTGGTCTAAAAAAACATGGTATGAAGCCCTAACTGGAACTTTATTTTTTAAAAAGTTCTTGGGGTCTACTGAAGACTCTATTATGTATATGGCCAAGGATTTGGAAAAGACCGCTGGCGATAACATAGTATTTGATCTATTGGTAGAGATGACTGGTGAGGGCGTTTCTGGAGATAATACTCTAGAAGGCAATGAAGAATCATTAACCTTTTATCAGGAAAGTTTGAAAATTGACCAGTTGAGACATGCACACATATTTGGTAAGATGTCTCAGCAAAGAACAGTTCATAATCTTAGAAAAGACGGTCAGTGGGCTCTTTCAAGATGGTGGTCAAATAAATTTGATGAGTTGCTGTTTAGGTACCTTTGTGGAGATACTACTGTGGCGCATGCAACAAATTCACCCACTAAAGCTGATGCAAATCATCAGATTTACTCTGGTAATGCAACCGCAGAAACCAGTACTGGTGGCTTGGATTCAAATGACAGATTCTTGCTCGAAGATATTGATTATGCGAAAGAAGCTGCTCTTACTGCTGATGTGCCAATGAGACCTGTACGTATCGACGGTGCCGACTACTTTGTAGTTGTTCTTCATCCTTACTCAGTTACAGATCTTAAGCTTAGCTTGGGAACTGGTGCTTCAAGTATCAAATGGCATGAAATTCAACAGTACGCTAACCATCGTGGTTTGAAGAATCCTATCTTTCAGGGTTCTCTTGGCGTGTATAACAAATGTATTATCTATGAATCAACTCGTATTTACTCTCCTGCTACTAACGTTCGTCGTAACCTTATGTTAGGTGCTCAGGCCGGTACTTTTGCCCTCGGCAATGCTTATGACAGAATGGATCAGAAAAAAGTGGGAAAAGACAATTATATTTCTTGGGTTGAAGAAGATCAAGACTACAAGAATAAAAAAGGCTTGGCCGCGGGTAGCTGCTTTGGTATGCAGAAAAATACGTTTGATTCCGAAGATTTCGGAGTTATGACGATATCATCCTATGCTGCTGCGCACGTCTAAGGAGGTGGATTAAATGACTGCTACATATAATTTTACTGATGGTTCAATCGCCGGCGTTCCTGTAATGACACAACAGACATTACACGAAGGTCGACCGAGAATTTTGAGACACATGATTGACTTAACCAAACAGAACTTAGCACATGGTGCCACTGATATTGCGCAGTGCTTGATTCTTCCAGCAAACACAACAGTTCTTACTGCTTGGATCAGAGTAATTACCGCTGGTACTACTAGTTCTACTTGCACAATTGGTACTGGGGCAAGTGCAGCTATATGGGGTACAGGATTGGATCTTACCTCAACAGCTGGTACAATACTGGGGCATCTATTTGATCCTCTGTATAGCGCCTCTGCTGACACTGTAGATATTACCTCTGGTGGAGCTACTGATATCCTTGGTAAGTATGAAGTGTGCGCCCTATGCATTAAAACCCTCAATACTTATTAAGGAGGTGCTAGGTGACAAGTTATAATTTTACTGATGGCTCTATTACTGGACAGGAAGACGCTGTACAGACAAATCACATAGAGACGCCATTTGAGGTAATCAGAAATACCATTGATTTTTCTCAGCAAACGGTTACCTCAAGTGATGTAGCACCAGCACTTCTTATTTCAGCTGGTACTACTATATACGACGTAGGCCTGCGGGTTATAACTGCTGAAACTGGTGACGCTACTGTTGATCTTGGCTATGGCTCTGATACTAATTGCTGGGGTAAGTCTTTAAATGTAAACGCGACAGGCTCAGTGCCAACAACATTAAACGGCACGATTTCTATAGCTTCTGGCGCTGTAGCTTCAGCTACGTTAGCAGCTTCTTCAGGCTCAGCGTGTGCAGTTGGTACTTCTGGTACTATAGCAGGAGCAGCACTTGGTGATATGACTCTTGTTGCGGGTAGTCTTGATTTAACTGATACGCTTTTAGCTGCGTCGGTTACAGCTGAAGATACTGTGACTGTGGTACAAATGAATCCAACAGCAGCAGCTGTTACTACTGGCGCTTTTTCAGCTTACGTTACTGTTGATAAAGCACCGCGACGGAAGAACCCGGTGTACTTTGCCGCGGCGGATACTATCGATATCATACCAACTGTTGCAAACGGGGATGTCGATCTTGATGCTTTGAAAGTCGAAGTGTGGGCGTTAGTTGTTAAAAATTAAATAAAGGAGAGAGAGAGGGTGAAAGCTCTCTCTCAACCAACATGGCAACAGCATTAGAAATAATAAATTCCGCGCGTTACGATTTAAGAGATGAAAGTGTAACGCAGTATACTTTCAAAGCGGACGCGGATGCAGCAGACATGCTTTTAGACTTCCTTAATCGCGGACTTAGACCTTTATCCGTGTCGCTATCTAAGATAAGGAGCGACTGGGTAAACGCATCAGAGGACCTAAGCCTTGGTTCAGGTGATTCAACAGTAGCTTTACCCACACAGTTTGTATCAGATATAACAGCCCGCATAGATACTAATTATCTAACCAAGAAGTCGGTATCCTGGGTGCGTGGAGAACTAGCAAGTACTACAGCAGGTGAGCCACAAAATTACGCTATTCAAGGCACTAACCTGCTGTTTGAAAGAGCTGCTAATGCAGCATATACAATAGTATTTGAACATAACGAAAGTCAAGCATCTTTAGTTAAAACTGACAATATGCCATATAATGACGAGTTCAACGATATATTAAGACAGTTTATTGTTATAGTAGCAAAAAGTAGAAATGAATATCAAATAATGAGCGACGCGGCAATGCAAGATTACTTTACTTCAGCTTTGTTAGAAAAAGCTGTAGCTAGAAATCATGTACGCAATGAATACAGGACTGACTATTAAATGTTTTATATGCCAACAGCAGCTAGGATTGTAGAACCACAAGTAGATGAGAAACCTATATTGTTTCAAGGTTTTCCATTAGGTGAGAATACATCAGTGCCTGCTTTACAATTACAACAAACTGAGCTAGCTCAATGCATAGACATGAAATTAAACCCAGGAGGACAACTAGAAGTACGTCCGCCAGTGATTAAATATTCCGACACCGTAATAGGCAGTATATCAGACATAAAATCATGTTTCATAGATGGCACACAACGAACAATAATTACTGCTGCAACTAAAGCGTATTACGACGACAGCACAACACCCACAGAAATAGGAACCTTATCTGGTCCTGCAAAAATAACACATTATAATGACGCAGCTATTTACTGCGATGGAAGTTACTTAAAATATAGCGATGGTATTACCGCTATTAAAATAGCTTATGACGCTGGTACTGACGGCGTGTTATACGACAACTATATAGGTGTAAATGATGGAGCTGTAGCACTGTCTGCAGCAGGCGTTGGTTGTAGTTTTACTACACCAGCATGGGACGCAGGCTTTACTATGCCTCCTACTAATGTTGAGTTCTTTGTTAAAGCTACTGCTGGAAGTCCCACGATTACGGCAACTGTACTGCGAGTCTCAGATGACTTAGAGATGGCAACCAAAATATACACAGCAGACGACATTCCTTCAGCTGCTGCAGATTTCTTAGAAGTAAACTTTACAACTGTTTTGCGTGAATTAGCCACAGGCGTGGCATACAAGTGTTTACTACAAGGTGCAAATGTAGAATTGTATTATACTACTGTAGCAAGTGGTGGAGCAATGATTACAGCTGGTAGCACAGCAGATGCAACAAAAGATCCGATTATGAGAGTTCATCCTGGTTTACCACCAAAAGCAGACTGGGCGATCGTATCAGGAAAGCGTCTATGGGTTTATGATCCTACTAAACCAGGCGGGCTATATGGAAGTTACTACTCTTACCTAGACTTTTCTACTACAAATAATGCGGGTTGGATAGGTGCAGTGGATGATAGTAACAGTGGATTTAAGGTTGGTGCAGCAGAAGACCTATATGGTAATTTATATGTGTATGGTACAGATGATGCACCATACCTATGTAGATTAGAAGGAACTACTTTTGCAGATTTTAGTTTACCTTTGATGTTTCAGAAGGTATGGTCAACTCAGGATGCTATACAAAATGTAAAAAATGATATATTCTCTGGGTCAGAGCAAGAAGTAGTAGCTCTAGCTGGTGTACAAGAGTACGGTGACTTAAGACAAGAAGCAGTATCTGATCCTATCGAGGACCAATTAACTAACTGGGTAAGTACGTCTTTTAGTGGCTACAATGAGAACGATAAGCAATATTGGTTCTACATGCCTGGGTATGCTTATGTTAATGTTTGTCATACAAAACAAAAAGTAGTAGATGATAATGGAAAAACTACTTATCCATGGACTAGATACAATTTACCTATTACGCCAACATGTTTTAGTCAGGTAGGTAATTCATTCTTAATAGGTTCATCTGATGGTTTTATTTATACTTTAAGTCCTACTGGAACTAAAGACTTAGGTACCACAACGGTTGCTGGAAAGTGGGCTACAGCATATGTATCACTTCCTTTTAAGACTATAGATCTAGTAGACGGGCAAATATTAGCTCATAGCAAAACGGGCTCAACTATAGTACTAACTATAGTTAAGAACAATAATCTAGCTACTGTTGAGCATACAGAGACTATCGTGCTACCTTTGGCTGACAATTTAACATTAGCAGAAGTTGAAGATATTCCACTGGCCGATGTAGAAGATAACTTGTTAGTACCGAACAATGTGCCTTTATACTTTGATTTAAACATTAATTGTTACACTTTTCAAGTTATATGCACTAGTATAAGTCGTATAAAAAATACTACTTATGTAGATGGTGTATTACTTAAATACAGGGAGCTAGAAGCATAATGGCCCAACACACGTATACAACAGCAAACACTTTAAGTGAGATATTAATAGACTCTATACAACCTGATATAACAGCGCTGTACTCTAATACGTCTACTAATGCAACAAATATAGCAACTTTGTTAGTTGGTTCAGGCTGTCCAATATCTGCTGCTGATATAACACCAGGTGTACTAAATGATAAAATAGTTACAAAGGGTAATTTTGGAATCACAAAAACTATAAATAATCCAGCTGGAAATGAAACCCTTGGTATTGATGTTGAATTAACACTTAGAAAAGCTTTTTTATTATAGGAGTAGAATATGTCATTTGATTACGATGAATTAACGGAAATAACAACAATTGCAGCTGCAGCCGAAGCGTTAACAACTAATGATGCAGGGAAAAAAACCTATGTAAGATTGATTATTTTACATAACGGGAACACAGCAGCAGAACAAGTTTTACTTTATAAAGTTCCAGATAACGCAGGTGCCGTAGGAACAGCAGCCGTTACAAATTTATTTTTTAACCAATCAATGGTAGCAAATGAAACAAGAATATTAGAATTTGCAACGCCGGGTATAATACTTAAAGACACCAATGGGACTATTCAAGGTACTACCACTACAGCATCAAAGGTAACGTTTCAAGCATATGGAGGATTGGAATAATGGGACAGACAATAATTCCAATACCTGGAACAATTAAAAGCCTTCAAGAAGTTTCCTTGACTCTTGTATCATCGTTAACAGAGGATGCAACGCTGCCAATAGCTATAAGCGACGATAAGTTTAAAATTAGGTATAACGGGCTTTCTTCGACCTCTGCACAACTTAATTGTAGTATGACTCGACTTGAGCGTATAGACTCAACCACGATTAGAGCTACAAGAGCATCTATCGGTGGCATTATAATTATAAATTTTATTGTGGAGGATAATAACTAATGAAAAGACATTTTGTAAAAACAGATAAAGATGGAAACGTGTATTCTACCGTTAAGACAAGTGGTAAAGTTATCAATACAAATGGTTTAACAGAAGTAGATAATGTGGAGAAGTATGAGGGCAAGAGAATTTTAAACGGTAAAATCGTTAAAAGATTAGAGAGCAAAACCACATAATGATTGACGCTCAAACATATTGGGATAATCTTGACACAAAAAAAGACAAGATGATTGGGCCGAAAAGACCTAATCCGTCTGGACAGTCTTATAACACTATGCCTGTCCAAATGTTGATAACTCCCAATGATCCGGTTATTCAAAAAGCTATTGATGATCATGATGTGCGTATTACAGACTTAAGAAATATAGACAAACAAGCTTATAAAATAATTTTAGTATCACAAAAATACCCTGCGTATACCTATATTTTTGATCAAGATGCTCATGGCGTTCCAGAACATTGGGGATTCACCTGGGAATTACGATACGAAAAAGGGGGTGATTGTGACACATGGGCAGTCAACCAGGCATCTTTTTTAATCGGAGCTGGTGTACCTTCTTGGAGAGTACGAGTTGTACTTGGCTGGACGGACACAGAGCATCATGCAACAACGTTTGTACTTCGGGATGATTTAAAACAATGGGTTAATATTAACTCAACAACAAAACATCCGCCGGTAAATGTTGGACTTGATTATGATGTAATGTTCCTGAACGAATATCTTCACGGTGTAAAAATAGATTTTAGTAGAAAAGTTTGGAGTTATAACGATAAGTTTGTATGGGATAATTTTACTGAAAAAACTGAGGAAGATTTAAAGTACCCGATCATGCCAAATCCTATTATGGTTCAGGCTGATATGTCATTTGAACTGTCAAATGTTATGTATGATGATGTCAACATTAACGCTACTTTCAAATATCATGGAATTGTCGATGATAAAAGGCTTTGGGAGCTTGATACATATAATGAAATTAATTAGAGGTATAAAACATGACTTTTAATTTTGGTGGTGCTATCTTAAAAAACCCGTTTGATCCGGCTGAAAAGACTGTATCAACTAATCAAGCGATGATAAATAATCTTATAGATAATAATGATTTTAAAGCACCAGATGTTAGTTCAATCGGGCACTACGGAACAACAGATATAGATGCTTTACAGTCATCTTTGGATACTGTTAACTCTGCTTCAAATTTAGGTCATGCATCGACTTACGGAAACCCAGATCTTTACTCTAGTCAACCAAACACTGGAACACAAGGTACAGATGCTTGGGGTAGAAAACCAGGGGCTGAGAACTTTGGCATAGATCCATCGACTCTTGACAGCTATAATAATTCTTGGCAAAACATACCAGTAGGTGAAGAAAGCAGTAATACAGTATTTGGAACTATAGCTAATAACTTACAGAACATGATTGACGGCTACGATGGCGCTGTAGATCAGAATGCTATACCAGCGCTAAACACTTCTTCACTAGAGGCCCTAAGGAACTTCAACTTTAATCCTGTAGCTGACTTAGGTACCTATGAACAAGATATAACGCAGGGTGTAAAAGCCATGCAAGACGCAAATAACTCAGTAGCTAGACGGTCTATGAAAAGTACAGCTGGTAGTGTTTTGGATAATTTAGCACAGCGTAACATGCTTAAGGGTGATGTTGCGAGTGATACAATGGGTACTGCATTAGCAAAAGTAGCACAAGAAGCAGGATACAATAATATGTTAGCTGAGTCTGAAGGTATGAAAGCTAGATTAAATATGCCTACTTTAAGAAACGAAAACATAGCTTCGCAAACACAGGTAGCTAATACAAAATTAGCAGCATTAAATGCGGCAGCTAATTCAGAAGAAGGTATTAACTCATACTATGTAAATAGGTATAACGCTCTACAAAGCGGAGCTACTAGTGAAATGACGAGAAGTATGCTACCTTGGGAAATGCTGTTAACTGCTATGGAAATAGATCAATATAAATACACACAACCTTTAGGAGCTTAATATGGCAGTTACACGAGACAGTTCAGGTGCAATTGTTGAAGAGACGTTAAACAGTATAGAAGCTACAGCTTCTGCAGCGCGTAGAGACCCGGATGACACAGTCGCTACAGCTTCTGCAGCGCGTAGAGACCTGGATGACACAGTCGCAACAACATCAACAGCAGTGACGACACCAACTGCTCCTACTAATCAGTCATGGTTAGACAGAGCTAAGAGCTTTGTATCAGGTTTATCAGGTAGAGTAGATGACTTTTTTACTTCTGATGGGAACTTAACAACCGAGCAGCAAGTAGAAGCTTGGAATGAAAATATGTTGGGCATAAGAGAAAACGCTGGCACTGCAGATTTTTACAGTGCTAACGTAACTGGTGATGTAAAGAAGATCTTTGATATGGCTGGAATGGAGTTAAATAAAGACTTAGGTTCTACACTAGGTAAAGGTGTAGCTAGTAGCTTAGTTAGCGGACCTTTAATTGCTATAGGTACGGGTGCAGTAGGCATTGGTCGGGCTTTATTAAATAGAAAACAATATTTTAGAGACGCAGCAGCAGCAGCAGGCATAACAGATGAAGCAACCATTCAGAGAGCTATAGACGCTGATTATGACATACGATCTTTAATGAGCAGAAATATGTATGGAGTGGGCGGTAACACTTTTCAAGGGTTACCTGATAGTTTACCACCTTCTGAGAGTCATAAATTAAATACTGTGGTAGATGAAGTAGTTACTATTGACACTAATATAAATGAAGGCGGTAAAAGCGAAGAAATAGATGAAGATCTCTGGGCAAAATTTGTTAGTAAAGCTACAAATGATTTAGAAGGCTTAGTACAAGAAAATGCCGACTTTGTAGCCGATGAAGCTGGACAGTATAATACAGCAATAGCTGACGCTAATGCTGCCAACACTAGAACATTAGACACTCTAGGGAATAATCTACAAACTGGAACTGGTAATTTTACTCCTACAAGGACTTCGTGGGGTTCGTACCAACCTGGATCAAATTATATACAAGGTAATTCACTATTAAATTTAGCAGATAGAAGAAGAGCTAATGCTGCTAATACAGCTGAAACACGACGCTCAACAGTAGCTGATCGTGCGCCTGCGACAGGTGCTTTACAGTATTTAGCTATGCTAGAAGGTATAGCAGCCAAAGATAAAGAGTTTGGACAAACTGATGAAAAGTTAAATATAACTAAGTATCTTGGTGCGCTAGACGCAAAAACTAAATTAGCTATAAATGAAAAAGATAATGAAGTTGGCTTTTTAGATGGTTTAGCTGGTCTAGGTACAGCAGGTATGGGAATATATAACATGGGTAAAGGCTTTGGTTTCTGGGGCACACCAGACGTAAGCGCTTAAAAGGAAATACATATGCCATTTATGACAAGAAATTCAGTCTCTAACTTATCAAATTTTGCTAATACTGCTAGAACTTTTTCACAAGATCAGACAGCTAGTAGACTAGATAAACAGATTGACGCTGCGGGACGTGAAGGCATGAGCTTAGTTTCTCAGATGTCAAAAGAAGACTTAGCTAATCCAGAAGCTATGGGAAGTATAGCAAGTACTCTGAGTGCTAAGTATGGTGCAAAAGCTTCACAAGCAGCTATAGCTGCAGTTATGGGTTATATTCGTGAAGCAGGTAGTATGGTAACACGTGGTCAGCAAAATCAAGTATACACTGATCAACAAACTGATCGGACTACTGAGTTAACAGATAAACAAAAAATACTTGAGACTTATAAAAATTTATACCCTAACATAAACGCTCAAACTGAAAAAGGTTATATAGCTGGCATACAAAAAATGGCAGCTGAACAGGGTAAAAAAGTCTCTGATGCACAGATAGCTAACTATGTAGCGTCAACAGCACTGAATAAAACAAAAAATGATAATCTGCTTAAAACTGGTGGTAAAAAACCGCTACCTAGGGCAGAACAAGTAAAAGACTATAGCAGAAGAGTTCAAGAGATTAACACTAAATTAGGCGGAATATTTGTACCCGAGGATGCTAGGAACCAAGATAAGTTAGTTGCAAATGTTAAAAAAACTGATCTTCGTGCAATACAAGAGCTTGCTATTAGCAAAGGCGTAAAACTGGTTGACTTTGAGGGTGAGCCAATAGACATAAGAGGTTGGGATGATGCAGCAGCACGTAAAGTATACATCCTACCTTTTGGAAGCACTTCATCAGGCACACCTTATGTCAAGACACCGGTAGTTGACGCTCCTAAAAAAACTATGACTTTAGAAGAAGCTCGTAAGTTAGCGCTAGGAGGTGTAGACTCAGAAGGTGGTAGTAAAAGCACTGGAGTAAGCGGTAACACTAATCCTCCAACTTTGCAAACCCTACCACCATCAAAGTTTACCTTAGATAATCAACAATCTGCAATAACTCCAGAAGACTCTAAGCAGATACAAGAGCTACGAAGCATGCCATTAGAAGAGCAGAAACAACTATATACTAGCTTAAATACTGCTGCAGAAGCCGGCAAACTTATAACTAACATAGACATACAAGCGTATAATTTTTTGAGACAGCGACTAGAAGGGGTGGTTGTAACTCCTACAGAGACTGCTAAAACTTCATCTCCACCTTCAGCATTTGGTTTAGGAGACTTAAGAAACAAATCGCCTTTTGGAACGCGTAGTCCAAAGAATAAGAGTCCTATGGGTATGCTTATGAAGAAGAACCGGCCTCTCAAGCCCTCACTTAATAAAAGAGCTGCAGAGTTCGTGGAGACGCGTGATGCAAGACTAGCTGATGATACAACATCAGCGTCAGGTACTGAGGACTTAAAAACTAAGTCAGCTCTAGGTAGGTTATTAAAAAAGAATAAGCCTACAGAGCCTTTAACTGAAGATTCTCCTTACGTTGATAGAGCTAAGAGTTTAGTGAATAGCTTTGAAGAAGAACTCAAAGTAGATCTCGTGATTGAAAAAATAAAGAAAAAGATACCACTAACACCAGAAGATATAAAACTGTACGAATACATAAGTAGCATGATAGGACCTATTAAACAATGATAATTGCCCCAAACAAATATATAGAGCTAAGACAGCAAGGAGTCACCGATGATCAGCTAGCTCAAATACTAGCTGAGAAAGATGGTGCCGATCTGCAGAAATTTTATGATAATGGCTACTCCCCTGGGGAAGTTGCTAGATACTATTCTGGTATTGATGAGACAGATTACCAAAACCAGTCTAACCCGGTACCTAATCGTGATTTCGCGACTACTACTGTAGCTAGTTTGTGGCAAGGCGCGCAAGACACTCTAGATATGTGGGGAAGTGCGTTAGAGACAGCAGATCCAGAAGGTGGTGCAAATGTTGGCGACTACTTAGGTGAAAAAGCTAAGCAGATGAGCGATTGGCTTAAGCGTACAAGTACGTTAGCTAGGCCAGACATGGCTGAAGCTGCTGGTGAAGATAACTTATTAAAACGAGGCTATAAGGGCGCACTGCGTGCTGGTCCACTATCCATATCCACGATGCTCCCTGGTTTACTGGCTGCCCCGTTTACGGGAGGTGGTTCAATTGGCGTTGGTATAGCTGCAACTGTATCTGGTGTATCTGGTGCAGCAATATATGGTTTAGGAACTTACGGACAGTCTTTAGAGCGAATCAAAACCGATAAGCCTGATATAAGCGATGAAGACGCACACAACTACGCATTGAAGCAAGCTTACATAGAAGGTGGAATAGAAGGTTTATCTAACGTATTAACTTTTGGTATACTAAAAATCGGTAGGGTTACTGGCACATCTATAGCAGCAAATATCAAACAAGCGCTAAAAACTCCACCTAAACAGTTAGCTAAGATGTGGGGTTTGGTGACGCTTCAAGAGACCAGTACTGAGACTACTCAAGGTGGTTTAAGTGCACTTGTTGATCAACGAGCTGGACTAAAAGGTCCTTCGATAACAGAAGGCATAACAGAGTCTATTATACCGGCAGTGCTTATGTCGTCTATGTTTTGGTTAGGTGGTGCGAGTATGAACGCGGCAGCTAAACGCCGGCTGTTAAAGCGAATCAACTATATAGAAAACCCAGAAATAAGACTTGGAGCAGTCGAAGAAGTAGGTAAACTCCTGGATAAAGAACAACCTGATTTAGCTGCAGCTTGGCGCAAGATGGGTCAAGAGACCATTATGAATCCTGTTAAAACCATGGAAGATGGTAAAGAGATGGTTGAGCCAAGGATCATTAATATCAATGAAGACGTGATTGATTTGAAGGTTGATGAAGTAGCCGGCGATGTGAATGATACAAACAAAGAATCAAAGGAAGAAATAATAGCAAGACAAGCTGCTAAGGATGCAGTGAGAGTGCAAGATGAGGCTGACCACAAAGAGCAAATACTAAATACTGGTGGCACTAATAAAAAGAGTGCAGAAACTGAAAACTTATTACAAGCGGAAGAAGACGCTTTAGCAGATGCTGAAACTGGCACTGCGCCTGCTAAACCTACTAAAGCTACAGTTGCTGAAGTTGACACAGAGTCACCTGAGTTTAAAGCTTACTTAGCTAAAGAACTAATACCGCCTAAAGCTTTTGATAGTATGCGTACTGAATTGAAAGACAAGCACGTAGCTAACTTTATAGAACAGAGTGCAGAAGTCAAACCTGTTAGCAAAAAAGAAAAACCAGCATTTAAAGAAGTATATAAATCTGATGATGAAGTTAAAGTAGGTTTAGCGAATCAACCTACTGCAAAATCGGTTGAAGATATTGTAGAAAGCCCTTTTAATGCTGTTCATCTTGACTGGGCTAAAAAATCAACAAACGAGAAGGTTGCTTTTGTAGAAAAGAATACTACAAGTACTTTCAAAGACTACAAAAAAGAACGCAACGCTGACAAAATATTAAAAGGATTATCTGGAGAATCATTAGAAGAAGCTACAGAGAAACTAAAACTAGAATATGTGGGTAAAGCTCATAGATTAAGTTTAAAATCTGAGAATGCTAAAACTAAATACCTAGCTTATACTGTATCAACAGACAGTGTACATGTTACAGCACCAATGGACATTGTTGAAGGTACTAGAGAAGAACATAATATACCCCTTAAACAATACTATACGTTTAGACAAATAGAAGAAGCGGCATCTGAAGGCAATGAGTACACACCTCCGCTTGTTCAGTACAAAGAAGCTGGCAAGCATAAAGGCCTAAGATATGATAAAGACGGTAGGTTTAAAGAAGAAGGTTTGTTTAAAGCAAATGGTGAACTTATAGAGTCTGGGCAAGTACTAGACGCGTCAAGCTTTCCTATTCCTACTGAAATAGCCTTTGGTGGTATGCCCAGAGAATACATACCCAAAGAAATGCGCATAGGCACAGTTACTCTCAAAGCTTTAGAAAAAAAGAAGTTTATAAAGAAGGCTAGGATAAAGAATAAAAATGGCATATCTAATGAATACTGGGTACCTTTTGATTATAAAGCTAAAACAGAAGCCGAGGGAACGTCTGTAGAACAGCAACCTATCAGTCTGCAAGCCGAATCAATGTCAATTAATGACATAGAGTCACGGCTTTCTGAGCTCAAAGAAGAGCTTAAAAAAGACGTTAGTGTTAAACTATACACTGAATCAGAAGGCCTTAAACAAGCTAGAAAGGCTCGAATTGAAGCTGAAAAAGCTATAGAAGGTAAAGAATTTATCAAAGAAGAAGTTAAGGTCACAAACGGTAGCAATAAAATAATAAATCAGCCAGTAAGTGTGCATGAGAAGTTACAGAAGAGTCGGGAGCAAGAAAGTATACTTGAACAAATAGAACAATGTATGGTGGGATAATGAAAACAGTAACGCCACAACAAATTATGCTCTTGAAAAGCCAAGGTGCAACCGTAGAAGACGTACCGACAGAAAGCTCTAAAAAGCGTGTACCTTCGCCTTTAGAAAGCTCTCTGGTTAATATTAATAAGCAGTTAGCTAAGATAGCTGACAAACAAATAGAAATGCCAGCAAAGTCTATAGAATATATAACATCTGTTTTAGCTGCGACAGTTGAAAAGTTGAAAGCTATTCATGAACCGAAGACGTGGAATGTAAGTGTATAGAGAGATACTGATAATTTTATAACATCACTCAAGTTAAAACAAGGATGAAATCAGGAGACAAATAACCATACTCAATCAGAAAATTCGGGTACTAAAGCGCGACCACCCTAATATAG